TATCTGGGAGCATAGTTCAACTGAATAGAACAAGACTCTTCTAAGGTCTACGTTGGGGGTTTGAATCCCTCTGCTCCCTCTATAATAAAAGTCCTTATAACTCAGTTGGTAAGAGTGCCTGACTCATAATTAGGTGGTCGGGGGTTCAAGTCCCTCTAAGGACACTAACACTTTAGGTAGCAAAGTGTTAAACAATCAAGTCCCTGCGGTGAGTACTTCAGATATTCACCGCTTTTTTAGAAACATTAATGTAAAAAATTTAACTTATGTGTAATAAAAAACCATATGAAACCAAGTGGGCAGCTAAACAAGTGTGTATCCAAACAGGATTACCATGTGGTATGCAATGTCTTAGTGAAGAAACTTGTAATAGAAAAGAAACACTTGAAGAAGCTATTAAGAGATTACCATTAGAATTAGATTATTCTGAATTTGATGGAACTTCTTTTGAATTAGGTGCTAAATGGCAACAAGAACAACAAGACGCCTTCGCAATAGGCTTCGCAGACTGGTTTCATGAAAACTGTTATGAGGAGCAAATAGGTTATTATACAGCCTCTGATTTATTAGAGACTTATAAAAGAGAAGTTTTAAACCCTTAATTTAATAATTATGAAACCACAACAAATGTTAGCCAAAGCATTTTCTATAGTCGCTACAGGATTCGAGAACACCTATGACAAAGGAGGACATCCTTACGCCATTCACTGCATCAGAGTAATGAACAATTTACATTCTGATGACCCAGAGTTAAAAGCAGCTGCTCTATTGCACGATTGTATAGAAGATGGTGTAATTACATCTCAAGAACTTTTTGAAGCGGGATTTAGCCCCAGAGTGGTTCAAACAGTTTGTTTACTGACACATCAGAAAAGTATCAAGTATGATGACTATATTCGATTAATAGGAACATCTAGAGATGCTACAGCGATTAAAATTGCGGATTTGAGAGATAATAGTGATATCACAAGGTTGAAAGGAATCACTGAGAAAGATATTGCTAGAATGGAGAAATATCACAAAGCGTATTTATATTTAACCGGATTATACAAATAACAAAAAACCCCGTTGGATTTCTCCTTCGGGGTTTTCTTTTTTTATTATTTATTATTCTTGATAACGTCTCTCCTGATTTTATCAAATGCTCTATATGAATCAGCCTCTACTCCTACAGTTGCACTCAACACCTCCATAAAAGCCATGAACCTTATAAATGTTAAATCATTCCCAGATAGCTCTACTAATTTTTCATTACCGTAATCATCTGTGATATATGCTTCACCATCGATAAGTTTAATGTTCTCGCTACCTTTCTTAGCGATATCAAAAGCTGCAGAGTAAACCCCGTAATCAGCTCCTTTTTTCTCATATCTATAAAAAGGTAATCCTCCTTCATTTTCCTTCATATATTCCTCCCATTCTGACATTGTTTCGTAATCTCCTTCGTCATTAACGTAAGATAGATAATTCAACGCATCGATAAATTTATCCTCAGCGAATGTCCCAATAACAATAGGGTTTATATCTTTCAGCATGTTTGAAGCAAACTGTTTAAATTTAAAATCAAAATCGATTTCTTCATCATCACCTTCAATCCCAAATAACGCTTTACCCATATCACCAAGTAATACAGCCCAGTGTACTAGAATAAAAGATTTCAATCCTTGGAATACAGCCTGCTCTGTTACAGTTGCAGTTAAAGATTTCCAAGCTTGCCATGTTGTTTTCTTTCTGGCTGCTTGTGTCCCTAATTTACCCATGATATCTTCCTTCTGATTTACAAGAATATCTAATAATTCGTCCTCTGTATAATTCTGACCATCAGGTCTCTTCATATTGTTAACAAGGATTTCGATATCTCCTAACATCCTGAATTTAGCGTTCATGTTAAATTGTTGGAAAGCGAAGGCGTAAGACCTTAACATAGCCAAAGCAATGTGAGGGTTGTTGAAGATTGGGGCAGCTCTCTCCGAAGAAGATGCTACTTGTGTCTCTTCAATTCTAACCTCTGCAAATGCTGCAGCTCTTTGTCTAACATCATCATACTCAACCATTTTAGCCTCTTCATCTAAATCTTTGATTAAAGATGTATCAACTCCGTTCTTTTTCAAGTACTCCATGTAATACATCACCCACGCAGCCTTAGCTACAGCGGCATCCCCAGCAGATAATGGTTTCATAATCGCTTGAGTTGTACGGTCACTAAGTCTACTTAAAGGTTTAGTAAATCTCTCTATCCCTTTCATTATAGGGTTTTTAGATTCCTCAGATACTTTGTCAATGTATGATAATTCACCACCCATCGTGTTACCACGAAGACTAGTCGAATACATTGCTACTAAATCGTTGTTCTGAGCCTTACTGAACCATTTGAAATAATAAGATGGATTTCCACCTCTTTGTATAATCGACCCGACCATAACTGGTAAAGATTGTTTTACGATAGATGAAATACTACCTAACGCTCTAACCACGGCTATTTTTCTAACAACTCTCTCTATTTTTCTAAGACCTTTTTCATAAGCTCTCTTCTCTAATAAAACCCCACTGTCCAAATCTTGCATGTAGTTTATACGGTCTGAAAAAGCAATAACGTTTTTATTACCGATAACTTTATCTAATGCTGGATTTCTAAAGAAAGCCCTGATATTCCCAACAGCCATAGAAGATGTGATATCTGATAAGTTTTGTTTCATAACAGATGACATCACACTTTCAAAATCTAAATTCACCCTGTCATTCTTCCCTAATTTTTTATTAGTTCTTGTTACAGTTGAACCAGATGCTTTAGCGTTCTTAACTCCAGTTACAGCAGGAACATTAAGACTCTCATCAACTTTAGTTCCTGAGATGATTCTAATAGGTAAATAATTATCCAGTAACTCTTTGAAAACTTGGTTATGAACTAACATTGTGTTTTCTTTAAGTTCCTCTCTAATATCTTCGAATTGATTCATCCAGAAATCTATCACTTCACGATTTCCGTCCTTTTTAGATTTAAGGTGTTCTTTTATTTCGTCTTGAGAGTTAAAATCTTTATACTCGTCATAGATTTCTTGTAACATCTCAATATGCTTAGCACTATGTCCTAGTTGACTCATGTTTTTCAATGTGTCCTCAACTCTAGATTTATTGATTTGTAAATCTTCCGGTGTAGTACCTTGAATAAGATTTGAAACAATTCCTCTAACAGCACTCATCTTAGCCGACTTCAGGTTTTTAAATCCTTTCTTGTAAAGTCCTTTGTAGAATGTGTCAGCTGCCTCTGAGATTTTACCCCATCTTGATTCAGCCTCTGTCCTAGCTTTACTTAAATCTTGTAATCCACTGTAATGGTCGAACTCAGCCATTAACTGAGGGTCTTTGAAAACTTGCCTCATTAATAAAGCTAATGATTTAGCCTCATTCCAAGCAGCAACCCCTTTCTTATCGGCACTTAAACCAATGGTGTTGATTTTAATCCCTCTCTGAATTGCAAATTTAGCAAATGCGACTACATTGTTACTAGCTGTGATTTGTGACATTACAGACCCACTACCAGAATAATTACCATTGATTAAAATGTTTTGAGCTACTTTAATAAATTGTTTAACAGCTACTGGAGACATAAGATTTAAATTAGCTCCTCGCATAGCGTTAAGTACTTTTTTAGCTTTAGGTGTCATAGAATCTACATCTGGAATCATTGCTTTCAATTCCTCTTGTATTTCAGAACCCATCTCATCTAATTGCTCTTTAAGGTCTTCAGCTCTGTTTAAAGCATCTTGAGTTTTATCGTCAACATTATCAACATCAACTTCGGTCTCCCAGAATGTTTTTAACTGAGCGTCTGTCATCCCCATATCTTTAAAGTCAACTCCTAAATCCTCAAGTGAATCTTTAATCTCCTGAACCTTAGCGTTTTCGACTTCAGTTCTGAACTTATCCAATGCTTCATTTGTAGCATCTTCGTCAACCATCGCTTGATTCTCGCTAGTTACTTGAGACTTTGTATTCCTGATATTTGTAAGAACTTGTAAGTACTCACCTAAACTTTCTTTAGATAAGTATCTATAATCAATGTTCGCAGCATCGATACCTAAAGCTTTAATATTAGCCGGTGATGTCTTAGGTAATTTCTTAACCGTTTTCTGTCCTTTACGAACACTCATCACAACACCTCTATCATTAATTTTATCAACCGCTTTTTTCAACTTCTCCATGAACTTAGTAACAGCTTTCGGATTGTTTGTATCCAATTTCATAGCTGCACTATTCAATGTTTTAAGTGCTTGTTTTGTAACAACACCTGCTTTAGTTATTGTTTTAATAAGGTCGTTAGCGTCAGCTACTGCTTGCTTAGTATTACCAGTGGTCATGTTGTTGAACACACTGTATAATTTAGATTTAGCGTCAGCTACTACTTTGTCTCCTTTGTCTTCGGTTTGATTATCTCCTTCTTCGATGCTCCAAGAAGCATCTCCAGATTCGCTTGGATTTGTTCCTTCTTCGACTGTTTGTTCTGTTGGAGGGTTTGTTTGCGTTGGTTGTTCATCTAAGATTGTTTTAGCTATTTCCCCTTCTGGATTCTCGGTCTTCGTGGTTTCCCCGTTGTCTGACTTAACTTCTTGGCTACCGGTGGCTTGATATTCGGTATCCCCTTTTCCTTGCATGATTTCATTTACTTCTGTTTTTAAAGTTTCTATCCTTAAGTTATGAGCTTCTTTGAATATCTCATGACTATTATTTTTCTTCAATGTTTCTTGGTCAATCTGGTCTAATTTAGTCATCACCTCCCAAGCAACGTCGTTTTTAACTTCTTTAGGTAATTTATTTCTATACTTAGAGAAAATTTCTACGTCTGTTTTTAATTTAACCGCTTGTTCCGGAGTAACTGTCCCTTGTTTAACGAAATTATCTAAACTCTTTTCAAAGTTACCTTGGTTGTTAGACAACTGAGATAAGATTTGTAATTTGTCTACACCTCTGTTCATTAAAGGTGAGTTGATAATAACACCTGCTGCAAGTGACATTGCTGTAGTGTTAATGAAGTCCCCAACTGTATAATCTCCTTTTAATAAGTCTTTACCGATTTCATCATTGATATTATCATTAACGATTTCAGTTTCACCATATTGTTGGATATTTTCTTGGATAACTTCTTTACCACCTTCTTCTAAAACTTCAGCTATATTCTGTGCTCTAAAAAGGTTTTTCATCCCACTACCTAAAGTTTTAATAAATCCTTCCTTACCTTCAGATTTTAAAACTCTCAATCCGTCTTTAATTACAGCGTCTACAGATTTTTTCTCAAACGTTTGGAATAATTTAGTTTGAGGATTGATTAAAGATGTAGCTCCGTATAAAACCGCCATCTGTTCACCAGCCATCGATGCTAAGTTTTTAGCTTCTTCATCACTATATCCTCCTTCGTTCTTCAATGCTGACAAAGTATTTTCATACCCTTGAGCATATCCATATGTTGATTGAGTTGCTATAACATCTGCGTAATGAGCTGGGATTTTAGATAATTTATTTACCATTCCACCTTCCATTGAGGATGCTGCAAATCTAGTCATAGCGTCTTTACCTACTCCGGTTCTAGCTAATTGTCTGGTCACAGTATTAGTTAAAGAAGCTTCGCTGATAGTTGATGTAACTAATTTTCTAGTCGTACCCATACCTTTAGTTAAGGCGATTTGTATAGCCATATCAGCTAACACTGGAGCAACTTGTTGTCCAACACCTCCTAAACTAAAACTACTCCCATTTTTCCAAGATGAAGACTTGTCAACAATAGATTGATATTCACTATCATCAAGAGCGTTTGTAACATCAATTTTAACGTCAGCATCTAAAACTCTACCATTACTTGTAACGATGTATTTAGTACCATTGTGCTCCCCTTCTTTACCTTCTTCGTATCCGTAATATAATTGAGATGTGATATCTTCCAATCTGTCTGCTTCATTAGACATTCTAATACCAGCAGCTATATCATCTGCACCTAATTTATCATAAGTAAAGGCTGATAAATTACCTACTTGTTGTTCGAATGAATTCCATGTGTTTTGAACAGCGTTGCTGAACCATGCCCCATCACCTTGTTTGTAGTTTTTATACTCTTGTTTTAATTTCTCAGTGTTCTGTTTGTTAACAGCGTCTATAGATTTAAAATTATTAGAGACATAATCTTTAAACCCTTTCTGATAATTCATTATGTCAGAGTAAGCCTTCTCGTATTTTTGTTTAGCTCCTTCATTCCCAAGATTCATAGCTACTTTAGTTTTAGCTAATTCATCTGATTTTTTAAGAAGGATTTGCTGATAATAAGCATTGAAATCTTTAAGTCTTTGTTGGTCGAACTGTAAGTCTTTATCTCCAGTCTGTGCAACATTATCATTTAAAGTTTTAATTCTGTTATTTAAATCTGCCTTACGCTCAGTACTTTGTAAGAATCCGTCAAAATCTGCTGGATTAAACCCGTATTTTTCTAACTCAGCCGCTGAATATAAAGAATCAACAGTTGGGTCAACGTCTAACTTACTGAATTCTGCGTAATCATAATCCTTAAAGTTTATTTCTTTATTCTTGAAGTCTGAATATTTCTGAGCATCCTCTCTATACTCCTCACCCATAGTTTTAACTATTGTCTCCACATCTGCACCAGCTTTAACAGCGTCGTTGATTTTACCAATATCCTCTAAAGTATTAAACTTCTTTTTAGGTTTTACTTCGTCGTTTGGTAAAACTACTTGAGGTTCAGGCGTAACAACTTCACCCATTACCGGTTTCGGTTGGGTTTTGAAAGCTTTTACATTTGCTTTTTCAATTTCAGCAGGTTTTGATTTACTAGGTGTTTTAGCCCATTTATCAAATAGTTTATCCTTTTCTGAAACCGAAGAACCAGTTGTTGAGTCTAATCCCGATTTCGGTTTTTGAGATGACGATTGAGATTTTGACCCTCCATTCTTTAGAGGGTCTTGAGACTTTCCCACGGGTTCAAGTTGAGATTTAACATCTTCAAACTTCTCCCCGTATTTACTTCTAAGTTCTGACTCATCAACAATTTTACCGTTTGGTGTTTTGTATTGAGCACTACCACTTTGTTTAAGTGTGTCATCCACAGGAATAAAGTTTTTAATCACTTTATCATAATCTGTTCCGTATTTAACTCTTAACTCAGATTCTGTAGCTATTTTCCCGTTTGGTGATTTGTATTTTCTATCTGGCATATTTTAGTTTATTTAGTTTACTTCTATTCCGTATTCGTCTACTTGTTTAGTCCCTCCTTTAATTTTATTACCAGCGGCTTTTTTAATCTGTGCCTCTACATCTTCGATTGTTTTACCATCGATGTAAATAGGTTGTCCTTCCACTGTTATGTCTCCGGCAGCAAGATAATTATTACTAACATCCAAATTAGGATATTGAGTTTTTAAATCATCCACGAAGTTACCATCGTCGGCTTTCATTAATCTTGATTTATAATTACCACCTTCAAATTTACTTAATAAAGTACTAGAGAAAATAGAAGGTGAACCTTCATCCACGTTTCTCCAAACTACTGGTTCAACCAACTGAACTTTATCCATTGTCCAATTAGTTTTTTCAAACGCATTGTATAATTCATTTAAACCGGCTTCTGTTTTCTCAACGGTGATAGATGGTTTCGCTACTCCTTTTTCATCTTGAACAGATAAAACCATATTCTTACCATCTGCACTTAATTTAGAACCTGTAACTCTATATTTTTTACCAGCCCATTCAATATCTCCAGAACTAAAGTCTGAAGTATTACCTGTTCTTATAACATCTGAAATGTTTTGTTTACGTATACCTAGTTTTTCTTCTTCTGAACCTTTAGCTACAGTTTTAGGTTTTCTAGCTTCGGCTTCATCAAAAGCTTGTTTTCTAGTTTTCAATGCTAATTCGGCTTCATCTGTATTTAATTTAGATGAGTCTGTAATCTCTTCAGCACCCATAATTTTAGTTCTCAATTGCTCGATAACTTTTTTCTTAGCCTCTACAAATTTATCTTTATCTTCTAAACCACTTGTTGCAATGTTAAATTGAGCAGCTAAATCCTTGATTTCATTTTCATCAAAATCTGTATTTAAAACCTCATTTAATTTTTGTTCTGCGAATGTGTTATAACCAACTGTTTTACGGTCTCTACCTTTACTGTACCATTCTTTAGTCAATTCACCCATCTTACTAACATAAGAGTCAACAACTCCATTTTTACCATCGACATCTAATTTATCCAATGGTGCTAATAATCCAGCGTCAATATCCCCAACAGTTACAGACCTTAAGTTAACTTCTCCATTTTCACCAAGTTCTGAACTAAACCATTCTGACCTGATGTCGTCTTTGTTATAGTTAAGGAATGTTTTCTTAGTGTCTCCTTCATATAAACCTTTAACCATTTTCCATCTACCTCTATCATAATCTGATAATGTTCCGGCTTTGTCTTTAGTTTCATACGCATCGTAAACAGCTTTTAACTTAGCGGCTGAATCCTTTTGTTCTTTAAATGCAAATTTAACCTTCTCCATTTTAGAGGCGTATTCCTCTGCTTTTATTCTATCTCCTCCGTTATAAGCGGACAAGTATTCTTTTTGTAATTCGTCATAATGATTTGCAGCATCTCTTGAAAACACTGAGTAATTCTCATCTAAAGAACTATACCCTGCTTTGGGTGCTGTAAAATCATATCTTGAAGCTTTAGCTTCTTTATCTAAATCCTCTGCTTTTTTAGCAGCGGCTTCATCTGCCCTAACTTTACCTCTTTCATTGGCTAAGTCAGCAGCAGCTTTTCTTTTACCCGCTTCTGCTCCCCAGAATTGCATTGATTGACTCAACCCATCTTCCGGAACAGTAAGTCTTGAATATCCTAAACCATCTCCTAATCCTGCCATATTTTATTTAAATTGCGTTCCCATTTGTTCGAACTGAGTTTTATATTTTTTACCTGAAGCTTCTGCTTTATTAGCCGCTTTAGTAGCTGCAGCAGCACCTAACGTATTTACGAACTGATTAATACCTTGGTACTTCATCCCCATCCCGACATTCATCATATTAGAATATCCTGATAACTCTGCGTTTTGTCTTTCTTCGACCATTCCTCTTATTCTAGCATCGTCTTCAGCTACACTCTCGTCTATCTGTTTTTGTTGCATATCTAAGTCTGCTGCCACTCGTCTATTTACCTCATTTGTATTTTCAGTAATTTGACCCATTCCACCTAATATACCTCTTGTACCAGCTCCTCTCAAAGCTTCTGTAGCGGTTGCTGTGTTCTTATTAAGTTCCTCTGTTTGTAGGTCAGCACCTAATGTACTAACACTCCTGTCTTTGTTGACATTAGTCAAAGCTTGTCTTTGGTAAGACATTATTTTATCTTTAGCGTCCTTCTCCATTTTTTTACCTTGGAAATAAGACATTCCAGCACCTACTGCTGCTACTCCTAATTGTAAAGCCATATTATACTATTTTTATAAAGAAATTAGTTCCTTCGTCTACTTTTAAGAAGTCTCTTTTTTCTAAGTTGTTCATCACACTGTTGTGCATACTTGTTGTTATAATCCTAGAAAACCCGTCTCGTTTGAGACAGGTTTCAAGTTGTTCTAATAAATATACAAAACAAGATGATTTTAATTCTTTATCTTCTTGTTTTATTTCTGGATTTGCCGTTGGAAACCCCATCCAAGCAAAAGCTGAATCTGTTGCGTAAACTGGTATAGCGTAAAAATCTACACCGTTTAATGAAGCTACAAATATTCGATTAGGTAATAATTCCTCAGTTAACACTACGAAATCTTGTCCTTCCCACCATTTTTTTAAAACAGGTTGGAAATCCCTACCTTCTATTCTGTATTCAAACATTGTCTTTAAATTTAAATTAAGACAAAGATAATGAATTTAACTATAACTTCTAATTATTTCTGTATTTACTGCAAATAATTCTAACTTTTCTTTACGCTCTGATGTTAAATCCACTCTAAAAGTATAACCTCTTAGTCCTCCTCCTTCTGTTCTGGCGTCTTTCATACCGACAATGAAATCATTATTGACTAATCCGACAACAGTGTCTAGAGTTAATGTTGTAGGCGTCATACTTTGAATCTCTCCAATCACCGCTAGGTTTGAACCTTTTACTATTTTATCACCGACACAAAGAGAGGAGTTACCACCATTAAAAGTGATAATATTTCCTGCTATACCTGTAACTCTACCTATCCCGTAAGTAGATTTAGAATCAAAATGTGTAGAACTTTCATTACGTCTGGTGTACGCATACCACATACCTTCTTTTTTAACGAACTCTACCTTAGATATCGATGATGATATCGGATTCTCCAAACTTGAAATATAAGCTGAAATCACCGCATCCCATGAATCATTACCCTCTAACTTTAAAGCTAACATTTCCTTAACCTCAGAAGCTTCTGGATTAACAATTACCGATATCTTTGAATCTGAATAAACACCATAAAAAGTATTCCTTTCTGAATTTAATGAGTCGTGTATGTATAAATCTCCATTTTTACAACTGAAGAATTTATTATTCATCCCTAACATTAAATCTGGAGTGTAAGAGTGGAACGATGTCCACCCTTTTACTCTCTCATCATAATTTATAACCATTATATTGTACAATTATCTATTTCTACTATGACACCTGTGATATTTACTCTTACTGATAAGCTAGGGTCTATATGATACCAATCATCAGTACCTACAAAAGGAGTTGTTAATTCTACATCTGTATATAAAACTTGACCTAGTTCAAAGTAAGGGTAAGATTCTGTTATCTTTTCGTAATGTAATAATAAAGGATATGATATAATCCCAGCACCATCACAATTAGATGTTGGTGTACTCACATCACTAAAGTAAGTAGATATAATCATTGCCGCACCTATATTGATATTCACCGTTGCTATATTACTTGTAACATCCCCATTGTTTAATTCATATGTGAATGTATCAGTTCCTGTACCACCTGTTGATGTGTAGGTTATAGTTTTATCTGGATTCACAATAGCTGTACCTGAACTAGGAGTTGTCACTATCACTGGTGTGTAATTAGTTAAAATACCCAAATCATTACTCATTACATTAATGTTTGCAGATTCATATTCCGCTACTTCAGACTCGTCATCAACCGCTTCAACCGCTGTTCTATAATCCCAAATCAAATATAAAATCTCATTAGGTAAAGTGTTCAATGTAAAGTTTGCACTTTTAACAATGTCTCCGGAAGGGTTAGTGTTAATCGTTGTAGATAATAATGTAGAATCTGTTAATATTGTTGCGATATCTGACTCATCATAATCATTTGTTGTGATTAAATATTTCATTTTATCTAAACTTATCAACTCTCCTGTGTCACCTACTGTTTTAACACTCTCCATGATAACCGTTGCATCCTCAGCTGGTATATTACCAACCCCTTTAAATCCATTTATTGCATCAAATTGAGTTATTAAACTAGGACTGAACGGTGTGTTATAAGTCTTATATGACGATTGTGAAATCGCATCATACCATTTAAATCTTGAGTTTAATGTTAAACCTACATCATCGTTATCGTTTAAAACGATATTGACAATTTTAAGGTTTTCCCCAACAATACAAGATGAATTAATAATAAATGTCGCATCTGATGAAGACTCTATAATTATTCTCTTATTATAAGAATCTGTAATCTCTACATTTATAGGGCTTGACCCAGTTGAATTAAATGTCCCAACTGTTGTTACGACTCCTTCATTTTCCTGTTTGATTGTTATCGTTCCGGATGCAATGGTGTAATTTAATGTGCTATTACCACTCAACCCTTTAAAATTAATGAATACATCTGCAACACCTATGAAATCTTTGAAGTACTTATTTACTCCACATCCTAACGTAGAATCTTTATAAGTGTTTATTTTATCATCAACTATGATATATTGGTCGTTACATGGGTCGTATCCCCCAACTTTCTTGACAAACAACCCGTCTCTGTAATTATCCTTAAAGTAATTACTCATCCCATCGTTAATCTCAGAAATCCCATCATTTGATAAACGTAAAGGTGTTCCTCTTTTAACATCTGTAAAGTACATTCTGTTACCGAAGAACGCAAAACTCTCTGGGTTTTGACTTATCCCGTATTCACCATCGTATGTTATTTGCTGACCTAGTACATCTTTAATTTTACCAACGTTTCCAGTACCGTCTACATTGTTTAAAACAGCTTTACCGTATAAAACCTTAGATACTTTATCTTCTTGGAAAACTACTAAATCTGTATCTCTAGCTACTATCTTCTGAATCCCACCGTATTTTTTCTCGATGTCATCTTTGAAATTAGCTGTTGACAGGTTGAAATTATTTAACTCGTTGATATTAGTAGAGTTATTGTAAATCCCACTATAAGTTAAATCAGCGAATCTTCTGTTTTCTTTATATGGTTCTAAATTAGTAGCCGTAGGACGTAAGTCCATACTTAAGTAATTAGTTGTAAAACCACTCTTATAAGCGTTACTTTCCACCCCGTTACCAAAAGCAAAACAATTGTAATAATCTAACTCTACTATTGCTGGAACAATTGATGTTTGATTCTGTAAATTACCTTGATGCAATCCATCCACTATGTCAAAAACCTCAGATGATTCGAAGTAGAAATCCCCTAATCTTTCATCAGGTGTAGTTTCAAGTACAATTAATCCATTATTAGGTGTAACTGTTATTGCACCATTGATATAAGAATCATGTTGTCCGTTACCGTTTAAAATATTAGGTACTGCTGCATATAATCCTCCACCGTCTATCCCCCATATAATAGTGAATGGTGAAACAGCTACTACTTCAACTGCGTACCAGTCTGCAATGTTGTCATAATCAGCACCAACTGTAAAAGTCTTATCATAATAATAAGCTCCTCCGTTACTACCGTATTTTATATTACTCAATGCTATTTGTATTCTACTACCTTGTGTTATAGGTTGCGGAAAATATTTAAGTATCATTGAGAATCCCCCACCACTGCTTCGAGCATTACCCTCTACAGTATAAGCTGGTGTTGCTGATACGTTTATATTTATACCTACTGGAGGTTTTATTTTTACGTATCTTCCGGCTAGTTCACCTCCTGCATTAGTTGATATAAAGTTTTCTGGTTTGATATCGACTTCTAAAGCTGTAACCGTTGTTAGAGTTGGGACAAATCCGCTAAGGTCTGTTTTAATAATTAGAATATCACCCTCTTTAACTTTACTTTTATTATCTCCTTCTAATTTCAACCATCTGTAAACACCGTCTTGATAAAAGGTACTAACGTATATTTCATGATATCTCTCTTTGTTTTCTTTAACCGCTAATTTAAATCTTGTAGCCCATTTCGGAGCTGGGTTGTTTATAGTAACGTTAAATTTATTCTGAGTTATAGCATTAGCGTGTGGAATATTAACTGTATTATCAACACTGGTTAAAACTGTAGTACTTCTACCTGACTCATCTGAATATATTATCCCTACTTCATTACTTCTGTTTGATTTTAAACTTCCGATAGAAGCCTCTAATCTATAAGTCACATTTGTCTGGGTTGATATAAATCCCCATTTAGACTGAACAATCGAAGGAACACCTGTTATAAGGTAATTAACAATAGGTGCTTTAATTGTAATGATATCCCCTATTGTAGTCTCTATATTAAAAGGTGTGATGCTGTCAACTGTACTTCCTGCAGGAGGACTTGGAACATTATAAGTAGTTGTAAAGATGTTTGTAGCAACTACTTGGATAAAATTTATAAAATCCAAAGATGTTTTTAAGTCAGCAACTGTAGCGAAATCTTCTTTTAATGTATAACTCAAAGAACTATTGAAAGAACCGGAATTATAAGTTCTTTCTGTAAGCCTGATGTAAAAAGTAATAGTTAAATCCTTTTTTAATTCAACCCCTGTTAAATCAAACGTCAATAAGTTATCTGTGAAAGTAGGTAAACTTCCAACAGATGTTGGGACATCTATCTCTGTTAAGACCTCAGTATTCAGTCCTACCGTGTAATCGATTTTGATATCTTCACCTTTAGCATCTTTTATATCGTAATTCTCTAAGAAATTACCATATACGATTCTATTACCAACAATATCCTGAGCCTTAGCTTTTCTTGGGACATTATCAAAAAGTCTTGATAATTCAGTCTCTGGTAAAGCTTTGTATAATTTACTATTTGAGAAATTATATGTCACATTTGTATTATTTAACCAGTTCTCTTTCTTTTTATCGAAAGACTGAATTAAATAAACAGTGTTTGAATTAGACTCTTTGAAAACAATATCTATCCCGATTACTCTTTTATCACCGGTGTTAAAATCTATAACTACAGAGTTATAAGTATTAACCATTGCGTCGTTCGCTAATATGTCATAATCAACTTTAAACGGAGAAGGTGTGAAGTTATAATAAGAAAATGGTGATAAAGCACTATACCCTCCATCTAAATATTTATACCTGTATGAGAAAGCTAAAAACTTATCCTTAAGATTATTAGAGGCTAAATCACTTGATACAAAAGGTGTGATAGAAGGTGGGTAAAAAGGTGGTTTTTTAATAACGTTGATATCATCGTCGATGAATCCGTCAACAGTGTATGACTTAGCTCTTTCGATATTAATCATACGAGGCTCATTGTAATCATCTGTCCAAATCAATAAATCCTTATCGCTGTCCTCGTTGATTATTTTATTCACCCCTGTAATTAAATAATTAGGGTTAAAGTTTAAAACACTGTTCGGTTTAGTTGACTCTAATAAAACAGTTGTAACTTTATTGAAATCATCGTATTCTATGACTAAATCTTTTGTTTGAGAAGTAGTAAAGAAATATATCTTTTGATTTGATGTATCTACACACCCTCCTAGAGTAACAGCGTTAATCAGATTAAAATCTGTCAAAGCTTCGTTACCCAGTACGTTCTCTATAGCTCCTACATGAGCATCCCCAGAATCAATAACCCTCACGTTTTCTGCGTGAGGGTATTCTCCTTCAGGAAGCAGTCTTTCGTCTGCGTCCTTGTTCATTTTACTTTGTAAGAATGTGTTTTTACTTTGCATCTCTATCTAAGAATAAAATATCTCTTTTATTTGCGATGGTGTAAACTCCTTCCGGTGTTTCAACCTCTGTTCCTGAATGTAAAGGGACATATAATATATCATCTTTTAAAACATCCTCGTCGAGCTGTTTTACAACTCTTAATTTTTTATACCTTTTTTCCTTGATGGCAGCAGGTTTATATAATCCATTAACCACTTCTTCCTCCGGAACGATTACACATAAAATGTGATTATTGTGTGATGTTCCTGTTTCAATTAAACTCCTTTTATCCATTTAGTTTGTCCTTTAAATATTTGCATTAATTCGTCGTAATTAATTGTATTAATACGTCTTTTCGCTTTTCTTTTGTTTTTATTAAAATCTTTCTCTGCTCTTTGTTTTTCGTAGCTTGGTACATTTCTATTTCGTTTAACCAACTCTAAATAAATGTAACTCATTAATGCTTCCTCAGCAAACTTATGAACCCTTATGTCTGCCTCTGGTCTACCTTCGCATCCTGTAAATAACCCATCTGAAATATATTCAAGAACTATATTTTTACCTACAACCGATGAACCGAATTCTATAACACCTCTTGCTTTATCGATTCTGTATTTACCGTTATCGAAATTCTTACTTAAGTTATAATTAGGTGTGAACGCTGAATCTGAAAAATAATACTCTGTAAAATCATTTGTAGTAACTTCTTCTGTATCTGGATTCACAGGCTCTCTTACACCATCCCCAATTAAAACACAACCTGTATTATCGAATAATAAATTAAACTGGTCATCTTGTAAATAAGCTTGTGCGATATTCATACTCTTATCTACAGCCATTGGATGTAGTTTACCGTTAGCATCAACGTATGAAATCCTAACAAAGTTCACATAGTCCGGAGGAAGTGTTATCATTAAACTCGGTGATATCTCTAACTCAATAGCTCTAATCTCTCTAACGACATCGTAGTATAACTCTCTCATCCCTCTTCTAGCTTGAAGAAGTATTTGAAATCTAGGGATTGTTATAGTGTAGTCATCTGGTGTTCTAGAAGCAATGTAAGTGTTAATCACCTCGTCTAAATTTACGTATTGATAATTACCCCATTGGGCTTCATCATTGTAATAATCTATTGCTGCCATTATGTGTTATCGTTTTGTTTAACTTCGTTCTTTAGTGTCTCAGCTACTTGTACCACTTCTGTCTCTCTGATAGCTACTCCAAAATGAGTTAGCATCTTTAACACGATATTTACGAATTCAGATTCATGTAATTCGAAATCTTGGAAACTAGCGTTTGTAGGGTCGAATTTCACCTCTCCGTTAGGAAGAATGAAATAAGTCCATTTTGGTTCTTTAGGTGTTCTAAGATATCTACAAATAATACCTTCTGTCACTGTATCCGGATAAACCTTAACATTGTCTGAGAACCCTTCGTAAACAGGATAAGTCAAACTAGGTCTAGATAATTCAGATTTCATCATGAAACTTAGTGCTGTTCTTTCTACCTCGTCGACAACATTCCCGTTAGATGATAGACTTAAACCATTATCCTCTATGAAATATAAATCAGCTGGTAGATTATATACACCGAAAGTTTTAGTTATTGTCGCTGTCTCTGCAAATTGTGTTATCCTTTGTCTTGTGTTGAAAGGAAGATTTGAATATCCCCTATTGGATAAACCTCTATTCTGTTTAATTTTGTCTCTGTTCTCATCCTCGAAGTACTCTCTGAATATTTGAGTTTGAACCAAGTGTGCTATCCTGTCAAATTCTGTGGGTGTAACATACCCTTGGTTATCTTTAGATAGTATGGTTAAGAGAGTTTGATATACTGTATCAATCATCATTTTATGTTTTTATTTCCACAAAGATAATAAAAATAAAAAAGACCGCCAATTATGACGGTCTCTTTTTTAATTTAGCTTCTTCTCATGATTTCATCAAGGACTAACATCCCGTCATTTGTCGCTAAGAAGTCTGTTAAAAAGTCTACAGGTTTCATTCCCATAGGCACATTAACTATATTTTCTTTTGTTCTACTCCACTCAACTCCTCTGTTGTTTGCAGAAACTGTAATAATACCATCACTGATTGCTCTAAGTACTATGTATTTTCTAGATACTGATTCGTCTTCAAAGATAGTTACATTTCCTTTAGCGTCGATAAATCTGAATGGATTCTCATCTACAGCAGCGTATATCTCACGTTTCATCTCTGATTTAGACATTTCTTTAACGCCTGCTACAGAGCCTTTAAGAACAGCGGTAAGTGCTTCTAATGCAAATATACCATCCTCTTCTTTTTCTTTGTCTCTAATGGCTTGTTTTACATCTAAAACAGCATCTTCTTTTCTAACTTCGTCAACAGCTTCTTTCTCATCATTAACTAACTCAAACCAGCTTCCACCGTTTGCAGCATTGTCAGGATGTAAATCTAGGAATTGTTGTGTGTGAACTTGTCTTTCCGTTGTTTCCAAATATCCCCCTTCAAATAGAATTGGAGTAACTACTGCGTAATCACTTTGTTCGTCCATGAATGGTGACTTCTCATTGGGAGCATGTCTAATTGCTCTATTGTAACTTAATTCTGTATCGAAAGTAAGTAAATCTCCCTTTCTACCAACCTTTAACAAGAAAGATTGACCTGACCTATCCTCTAATAGACGATATGTCTTTGCTTTTAATTGACTCATATTATATTAAAATTTGATTTTTGTAATAAAAACGGGGACTTTCATCCCCGCTTCTTATTTATTTGTTATTAGTTACCTTCAAATAACATGAAGTTGTTTGCTCCTGCAAGCATTAATCCTCTTTCTGATAATTCATGCACTTGCATTTTATCACTATCATTAGTGTGAACTCCACCTACAGAACCTGTAACCCAAGTTTTGTATTTTCTGTTCTCAGCACCTGAAGCTCTATACTTGATTTGTAAGTATGGATTGGCTTTTTTACCACCATCTGTACCTGCACCTTCGTAAACTTCTTTAGTACCTACTGGAACTAATAGACCTCTAACTTTACCTGCTGCTGCATCAACTGCACCTAACAATGTTGGGTCGTTTAACAATTTCCAGTCAGTTTTGTAGAAATCGTAAGAACCTCTACGGAATCCTCTGAATCCTAAGTTAACCGCCATGCTTTCACTGTTGTCGAATACCCCGTAAGATACACCACCTGAGTAACCAGCGTTAAGTTCACCTAATAAGTTATCAATACCTAAAGATGAATCACGGTCACAGTAGTACATGTAACCATCAATTTTACCTTGAGCATCGAATCTTTTTAAGATTGTATCCCATTCAGCTAAAGTATCAGCAACACCTTGGAAAGAGTTACCTCTTCTTTTAACTGAGTCGAAAGCACCTTCAGTACCTTTTAATCCTGCTACTGCAGCATCAGAACCATCTTCAGCCATTTCCCCTAATATTAAGGCTAACTCTAAACGGTCTTCCCATCTACGTCTCATGTCTGCTTCAGATTCCATGTACCATAAGTACCCACCATTTGAAGTTTTAACCCACCCAATTTGAGTAGCGTCAGAACCAGACACTTCATACATGTCTTTCATGATGATTGGTTTGTTCTTTAAGATTGTGAAATCTGTTTCTAAAGAACCTTCCATACCGTTAGTACCTTTACGGAATTCAGAACCAAAAGCAAAAACTGTTAAGTTTGTTGTTCCTAATGCTGTGAAACCTGCTGCTTTATAAGCCGCTACAGTAAATGTGCTGGCGTCTGGTACAGCTGTAATAACCCCGATACGTTTAACAGAACCATCAGAGATGTGAACCATTTCGTTCTTACGGAAGTTGTGACCTGCTTTTGTGAATACATTACCTGCTCTCGCAACGTCTTTGTATACTGTGTGTAATCTACCTTTCTCTGTCCAAATGTACTGGTCAGAAGCGATTGCTGCTTCAGCCCCTAAAATGTGTAACATACCGTTAACAGATTGAGAACCGTAGATGTCAACCATTTCGTCGTGTGTCTCTGGAGCGTATTGACTTGTATAGTCAAATAAAGAGATGTAATTGGTAGGCAACTGTACTTTTACCGCTGAAGGTTGTAGTGCAGGTGCTGGGTTTGCATTTAATGCCATATTTGTTTGTGTTTAATAATTAATGTTATTTTTTACCGAAAATAACTTTTGTACCGCTTCTTTTGAAATTACCTTCAATAACAATACCTTGGTTGTTGTTATCTTGTTCAGAACCTACAGCTGGTCTATCTAAAGTAATATTGTTTTGAACTTTAATACTTTCTTCTGTTCCTGCTGCAATACCTTGTTCGTAAGCCATTTTAATAAGGTTATCAAAATTTCTAATTTTCAAAGCATCTTCAGTAATTTTACTGTGATTATGTGTTCCGTCTTCATTATACCAGTGAGGCATAGATGATAAGAACTTTGGTAATTCTTTTTTGTCTTCTGGTGTCAAGTTGTAACGGATGCTTAATCCTTCGGTTAATGGAATTTCGTAAGAATCTAATTTAGAAACTGAACTTACGATGGCTTCATCATAAAGTTTCTGGTTGTTGATTGCTTTTTCGTATTCTGTTTTAGCTTGATTAGCAAATTCCAATTGCTCTTGAATCTCCGGAGTTAATGTTTTATAACCTTCTACAGGTTCTCCGAATTTCAATCTGTTGCTCTCCAATGTATTAGAACCTTCAGCCACTAATTTCTTTAACTCTAAAGACTTCGCTGCTTTTTCTTCTTCTAAATCATCTTCGTACTCTGTGTACCTACTTAACTCTAAACCTATCTCTTTATCAGTAAGCGTTGGGTATTTTAACTTTAAAATTTCCTCTGCTTTTTCAAGATTAGACATTGAATCATAGTCCTTGTTGAACTTAACCCAATCTTCTACTGGTCTACCTGTTTTTTCAGCCCACTCGGCAATGGCTTTGATTTGTGGATTTAACTCCACTTCTTTTTGTTTTATATCGTCGAAACTTTTAACTTCTCTTCCTAGCTTCTCGCTAAGAACGTTAAATAATTTTTCATCGCTTAATTCTTCTGGTGTCACGATATCAGCTGGGGTATCGATTATTACATCGGCTGAAGTATCAACTGGGGTATCGATTATTACATCGGCTGGAGTATCAACTGGGGTATCGATTATTACATCGGCTGGAGTATCAACTGGTTGGTTAATACTAAAATCGTGTGTTATTCCTTCTTCTGGAATATTTAAATTATCTTCTATTAACATTGTGTTTTATTTTATTTAGTGCAAATTTAATAAAAATATGAACACCCTCTTTTTTTAAGAGGGGTTCATTTCTTCTAAGTTCATACTACCTGCTAAATTGTCTTCGCTACTTTCGAAGTTTATAGCTGGTTTGTTAAATCTTTTGCTTTCATCAATCTTAGATTGTTGTGTAGCTGAGATTTTAGTTCTGTTATCTTTTCTATCTTCTTTATAAGATTCGATAGAATGTTTAGCCTCTACTTCAATTCCTCTTAACTGCATGTTATAATTGAATTCAAGTTCCATTAACTCTTTCTTAAGACCCGCTTCAGTTTGAAGTACTTTTATAGAACCTTCTGTTTCGGCTTCTTTAATCATTAATTTAGCTTGAGACTCAGCTTGAATTTGTTGCATTTTAGATTGAGCAGCTGCTTGAGATGATTGTATTTGAGCTTCAGCGTTAGCTTGAACCATTGCTTTAGCTTCTTCCGATTTCTCTTTCTGTCTTTTCTTGATTCTAATCTCAATAACTCTATTTGCTAACTTGATGTTATTAATAGAACGAATATCGATAGCATCCGGAAGAGTAATTAAATCTTTACCTAAAGCTGTTTGGATATTTTGCTCTAGATATTGTTTTTCTTCAGCGTCTGGTTTCAATTCAATATTGATACCGAAATCATGTAACGCATAATACTCAATAGCTTCTAAAGCTTTCATCCCTAATTTACCAACAGCGTTTGTATAAACTTCTCTAAGGTTGCTATATTTGAAAACATCCTTAAGTCTTAACGATAAACCTTTAGCTACATTTTTAGTAATATTCAAAGAACCTTCTAAAATATGTCTAGTTGCTGTATTTGAATTTAAAGCCACTTGTTGCTGAACCCCAACTAATGTATCAGGGTGAGGCATACTTGCATCTGCTCCTTGAGGAATACCTATAGCATCTCTTAATAAATTTAAGTAATGGTTATAAGCATTAATCATTCTGTCTAATCCGTCAACAACACCGTTTTTAAGTTCTCTAATAGGTTCTTTACCATAATTGTAATCCCCTTCTGTTGTTAGAGATGACCCTAAAACGTTACCGGTTTCATCATAAATTTTAATCAACTCTAATGGTGTAAGGAAATTACCGTCCCCCATGTTGATTTCATTTATACCGTCAACATCAATGTAGATACCATTAGGTCTAGCCTTAGCAATTAATTGTTGTAACTTGATGTGTATTTGCTGCATCTGGTCGACATACCCTATGATTCTACTAACTAAACTAGTAGTTCTGTTTTGATATATCTCTGGTGCATACATTACGTAGTTAGGCATTGTGATGTTAAGATGACCATTGCTTCTAATCATGTTTTCACAAAGTTTATAGTTGAATATCTCATCAGTACCCAATACTAAAGCTCCTTCATACCATACGTCGATATTCTTTTTAACGACTTCGTATCCATCCTCTGCTTCCTTACCTTTTTTAAGTTTGAAAGTAGATTCTTTTTTAATCATATTGTACCCACCATTGTTTTTTAACTTTTTCTTATAAGTAATGGTGTTTATCGTTTTGTACGTGAAGAATAAAACGTCAACCATGATATTATCCAAATCCTCATCTCTATTTGAGTTTTGGTTACTAGCTATACCATGATAAGATGTCCAATCTCTTGTTGCAACCCCGAACTTTCTAATTTGCTCATCAGTGAATGTTTCCCCTGATATTCTTTTTAAATCATGTATCGTGATTCTTTTAACCTCTCCGAAATAATGTACGTTTTTAAAATCTCTAGAATCTGGGAATGAATACACCATATTAGCTGGGTCAACATAGTCAATCAGTATCCCTTTAACTGGGTCTGTTGTATGTTTTACACATCCTAATCCAATAGTGGTGATGTCTTCAATCACTCTACTTTGAGTTTCGTTGTAATCATTCAAATCAAACGTGAATTTCAAAGCTGTCTCTGCAGCAATCTCAATAGCAGGTTTGTATTTAAGAGCCATATGTAATTCAACTTCCTCGTTTGTTTCAGGTAATTCCTGAATATTTGGAGGAGCGATATTTACATTAAACGTTTCTTGAGCTAAATCATAAATAGGTTTAGATGCTACAACAGACTGTAAATAATCTTTATACTTCTCTTTTAAATCCGTAGAGTATTTATCAACCGCTTCAGCTCTAACTTCGTAAAGTCTCTCTGACATTTGATTGGTGATAAGCTTAACGAATTTAGGGATGATTTGTAAAGGTCTCCAGTCGTAATTTGTATATGTCGCATCATTACCTCCAGCTAATAACTTTTTATAGATGTCGGCTGATTGCTCACCTCTGGCGTACAGTCTTAATTTATGGTAGTCTTCTCTTTTAGAGTAGTAAGTGCTCCCTCCGTTCTCTGGTCTATGAAACCATTGATACTGAATCGCTCTCCCCATTTTAAGTCCGTACTCCTTGGTAGCTTTTTCTTCATCTGATGCTAAGTAATCCGGAAAATTTTTATTCCAATTCATCTGATTTATCTGTTTTTTGTGTTATGATTCTAGAGCCGAAGTCTCCGTTATTGCTGTACTTAGGGAAGAAGTTAACCGCTTTGTTTTCAACTCGTTTAACTTTTTTACCTCTATATTTGTCTTTTTGACAAGCCATAATCGCTAAACCACTTGAAATGGTTGCATCATAGTCTGTTCTGTTATCTGGGTTAAATCCTAACCAGTCTTTTAATGTTTCTTGGAAAGCGAAGTTCCCAATCTCACCAACAGGTCTGATTTGTTCTTTTGTACTTTCCCCAACGTAATCTGTAATCCATGACCCGATAGCGTTCATATGTGAATCGATAATATCTTTACCAGACATCACTTGTCCACCGTATTCTCTTTCATTCTCATTTAATGATTTGAAAGGTCTATCTAAACGGTTTATAGAGAAACCTCTATAACCTCTATTCCTCATGTGTCTAAGTAAGTCAATTCTGTTTGACTCTACTAAAACCGGCATCCCGTAAAAACGACAAGCCATGATAACGTCTTCAAAGAAAATTGTCTCATCTGATGGACGAGCAACATATTCTAAAAAGAATGTATTTGATGGTGCGTTTCCTTCTGGGAAATGTAATGTTTTACCATGTATTGCTCCTTTAGAACCTTTACCATGTGTAGATTTTAATGTGAACGGGTCACAACCTAAAGCCCCAACATTATCATTTAAAGGGTAGAATTTACCATTTACATCTCTAACATTATTACGCAAAGATAATGTATTATCTGCTTCACTAGGAATCCAAGATAATTTGAACCTACCTTTAGGGTTAGGATTCCATTCAACCTTCCCGTCTTTTATACCATTCTCCCAATCAAAATTACCTTGAGAGAATAAAGTGTTCTCACCTAATTTCTCATTGTTCTCTAACTGTTGGTATATCTTAGTGATGTTGAAAACAGTTTCTGTTGCTTCATCACGCATTGCATGTTCTACAGTTCTAGGGTATGTACGATATTGCTCATTCAAAGCTTTATCATCCATTGTTTTTAATTGCTCTTCTGTAGCTATTAAATAATCTAAAGACCCTATTTTTATTTCATCACCCTCTACATTTAAAGTTCCTTTTGGAGGAGCTGTTGTCCAACATGTCCCATATTTATCTGTAAACTGCTCCATGTTATTTTGAGCCGGTAAGAAGTGGAAATAAAGACCTGTAGGTGTTTTACCTGTGATTTCATTTCTAAGGTGAACGTAAGAACCATTTATCAATTCTTTGAATTGTTGACCCCCTTTAACCATTGACCCCATGGTAGAACCGATAAAGGCTTTACCTACAACTTTACCAGACGGCATCATTGTTGGTCTAATCTGACCTAAGTGGGTAATGTAATCCATTGGACGCTCCCATTTCCCGCAGTTTTTCTGCACTGTGTAATCTTGAAGAACTACCGTGTTTTCAGAGTCTAATGTTATACCACAATAACTACCAACCCCTATGTATTCAACATTAAAGGACTCTCTTCTGCTGTTTTTTCTACTTTCTTTATGTATTTTTCTACTAACTCTACATTTAATATCAGAGTTCATATTTAAAGAAAGTGAATAAACATCGGTTTCAAAATTAGATATTCTATGTTTTATTTCAGAACATGGTATAGACAATGATTTCACTAAATTATAGATATCCTCCATTAGTTCTAATCTACTCATCGATATATAAGCTGTTCCTCTTTTAACATATCCATCTGTATCGATTATTCCGGAAAGTATCTCTAAACGTTGCTCCTCTGAAGAGTTTAAATATTTCTCAGGTATTCTTTTATCTCCGTATACGTTTAATTGTTTCAAACTCTTGATAAACTTATGTTTACTACCTGTACTTTGATTAGCACCTGTGGATAATTTATCTAGCAATCTGATTTTTACATATGTCTCTGTTCTTTCTACTTCTGATGTGTCAAAATCATTAATTACTGCATATTTCAAAACCTCTTCTAAAATTTCAGGGTCTTTTTTATGGTTAATTATGAATTGACTATCTTTAGAGTACCCGTCTCCCAACCAGCATCCAAAGATATATGGGTCTATCTCTAGATTTTGTTCTGGGTTTTTTATAACTGAACATTTTATTAAATGTGTGGTTCTTTTTTGATAATCTGTAAGCTGTAAATATTCTTCAGGAGTTAATTCTCTAACTCCGTTATGTTCTTTTTTCTTTTGGTTTTTAAATTCAATTAGTAATCTATGTGCGGAGTTTATTACAAAATCTACCCCGTATTTAGATGTGACTTTATACATTTCATCTACACCTTCTACTTTATCTACAACTATCGCTGACTTCCCAGAACCTGTTAAAACAGATTCTCCTATTTGTATATCCTCTATGTTTCTAAGAGATGTGTTACTCATTCGTATTTTAGTACCAAATTCAAAACACTCATCCCCTAAATAACCATTAAGTTTTACTGAGTCATAAGAACCATTTTTAGTAGGTCTCCAGTCAATGATTGTATTCAAATAATCACCGGTGTTACTATCTCTTTTCTTTTTAGCCTCTTTAGATAAGTTTGATGGTTTACCAAATTCTAAAGACGTTAAAGAATCCTCTTTACCTTTTACAACCGGTCTTAACCAGAATGGTAAATTTAAGAACATGTACGAGAATTTACTAAATGCTTCCACAACGTCATCCCCAGATTTAGATGTCATCCCGAATTTACCATTTTTAGTGGTGATTGCTAATTTTAATAAAATAGCTAAGATGATGTATGTAAATCCTGTACGACGAGATTTCAAGAATATTTGACCTAAACATCTTTTATCTACTATACAAGCTTCTAAATGATAGAACATCTCTAACTGAGCGATACGGAAATTCATGAAATCACCGTTGTCAATCATTTCACAATATTGTAAGGCGAAGTACATATTTCCAGTCAAATAAACAGGAACTCCATTATTCATGAACCATATACCTTCTCTAATTCTTCTGTATTCTTCAACGATATATGCGTCAAAAGCTTCTACAGAATCTGGCGTGATTCCCTTCGGTTGTTCTTGTCTTCTCCAGTATTGTTCTTCTTTAGGGAACTCTGAAAATAATATTTTAGTTTGGTCTTCCGGTACTTTAGGTAGGCGTATTCTTAATCCAGATATCTCTATGATTTCACCCAGTGTGCAATGAGGGTCGATTATTATAGCATCGTTCTCTTTGTCTAACCAATTCTTATGATATTTTTTCAATGGGTAAAATTCACCGTTGGCAAACTTTTCTGGATACCCTGTTTTAAATTCTTTTTCCCCTAGGTTTACATTCCCAGCATCTAATTGTAATCTTAACTCATTAACCCCTACGTCCAAATCTAGGATAGCATCTAAGATTAATGGTTTAGCTTTTACAGCAGCTGTGAACTTTTCCTCTTTCATACCATCATAGTTGATGGTCTTACCTAGAGCTGTCCTTAAATTGACAATAGCTGACTCACCAGCTATAATCAATCTTTCGACATATGTTTCTAATTTTTCTTGTGCGGGACTATTCATCGAATTACCCCATCTATCTAATAGTTTTTTTGCTGTGTTGAAGGAAGCAACTTTTGAATCCATTGTTGCCTTCATTTTAGAATCATCTAAAATATTTATGTCAAACTCGTAATTAAGTCCTTCTAAAATTGTTTCAATCGCTGATTCTATATCGCTACTTAATCCTTTCATTCAATAAATATTAAAATATCATTTAATTTCATTTTGTAATATAGTACACCGTCTATTAAAAATTCATATTCGGAATCATTGCTGAATATAACTTCTTTGTTTTTATGCTGCTCTAACTCCTTACAAGGATAAGCTAATATCCCTCTATTCTTTTTAAAACCTTTATGTGTTTCGAATTGTTTTTCTGTTTCAGATAAATGATTAAAGTTTTCATCTTTTATTGGGGTAACAAAACAAAACGGTGATAGTGATACCCAATCTTCACCATCTCTTTTAAACATGAAAACCTCGTCTAGAGGTACATGATATAAGTTGTCTTCGATATGAAAAGCACTATGTATAATAGTTCCGGATGTGCTCCCTTTTTTCCTGAATATATTATGATGACACACAACTGTATCTCCTTTTTTTAAAATCGTGAACTTAGGGGCTGATACAACTGTAGCTTTTCTAGTTATAAAAAAGGTATCGTTATAATCAATATTACTAACGATACCCTCTCTTTCATTTTCATATTCTGATTCAACTTCTACTACTAGGCAGTTTAAAGTTATCATTAATCGAACCCTATTAAATATTCAACTACTACAGGAACGTTTATAATTTTCTTCCATAACAATGCGGAATTCATTTCCCCTTCTACGAAAATCTTATATACCTTACTTCCTTCTTCGAATGATTCTTCAATACGTTTTACATTTTTTTCTTCTGCTCCCATTCTCACGGGTTTATCAACTTGGTAATGTAGAACCTTGTCTGGGTAGTTTGACCCAACTGATATTTTTCTAATTAGATTCATATGTTTTTGATTTTAATTTAATGCAAATTTAATAAAAATATGGACACTCATAAAAAAAGACCCTCGAAGGGGTCTTTAGTTTAATGATTATGTTATTATCTCTCTAGTTTCTAAACTAGCTGTACCTGTACCTGTTTCACTTCCGGTTGCTGTGAAGAAACTACCAACAGTTCCTAAACTTGGTGAACCTGCAGTTACTACTTTGTATTCAACCCCTGCTATTAAATCTACAGCATTAAATACATTTCTTTTTAAGAATGTTGAATTTATAGGTATTCCTGCTGCTAATGCGTTTGCTTTCGAACCGTAAACAACTAGGTTTTCTACAAGATTGTTACCAATAAAGTTAATAGTAGAAACGTTATTACCCTGTGTTAAGTCAACCTTAGTTTGGTCAATACCTGTAAATGAAAACACATTGTTTTTAAAATTTACTTCCCAAGGTGTAACCCCTAAGTTTTCAAAAAGTCCGTCTACTATAGTACCCGTCCCAACTAATGTTGTAGAGAAACCATCTCCACTTGGAGAATTAAAAGCTAAAAAGCCGACAGCTTCGTTATTTAATTTTGCAAAGCAATTTTCAGAATTTCCCGCTACTTTTGCTGAGTTTAATTGAAAATTACAATAACCGATTCCATCATCTATAGGTTCAAAGGTAAATCCATAAGTCCTTCCTGTTACATGGTTGCTTAAATCTATACTTCCTTTTTCATAAAACCTAATTTGACCTCCTGTCATGTGAAAAGCTTTTAAAGCTATGTTTCCACTACCTGTTAAAATACCTGATTGTAATAGATTATAAAAGTCTATCCTCATTTTGTTTTTAGTAAGATATATTCCTTGTTGGTCGGCTCTTACTTTACATCTGATTTCAAAATGTACGTTATCATCATTATTATTACCATCTCCATTGAAAATATATCTAGTCAATATGTTTGCACCACTGTAGCTAGAGTAAAGAGTTCCTTCTCCATGTATAAATCCAATTCTGCCTGAATCAAACGAAGGAGGAATACTTGAAGTATTTCCTGAATTTCTAAATCCTAATGAATCAGTAAATTGTAATAATTTATTTTCTATAATTGTTATTAAAAATCTACCATTATTTGCATTAAAATACAAAGGATTATCCATGTCTATTAAATAACCTGATGTAGTTGCCACTACAGAACATTCTAATTTTAAATTTAAGTTCTCGTAATTAAAATCTCCTGTAAATGTATAAAAACTATTATTGTCTTGAACTATGATTTTTTGACCGCTTTTTTGAGGAGCTATTCTAGTTCCTGTCCCTTGATAGCTGTAAGGTGTATTATAAGCAGTATCTCCGTCTAAAACATTTTGAATTGCTGTATTTGGAGTAATTGTAACTGAACCTCCTGCTAATGGATAAACCGTGTTGTTTGTGAATGGTTGAGCTAAAGTTCCTTTTCCTCTGAATATAAATCCGATTACCGCTGTACCTGAGTTTTGAAATTCGTTTTCAGTTAACCAATCGTTATATGTTGGGATGTATAAATCGTTCACATATAAAGCAGGGATTGATGCTGTAGAAGGAGTGTTAATCAATATAGTATCTCCGTCTAATTCAATTATTTGCGTATCAGATGATATTCTTCTGAACTCTTGTAATTTTGTTGTTGAGTTTAACCCTTTGTAAACTGAAACACCTGTCCCTAGATTAGTCTGTTCTGTTTGTTCTATTAATATTACTCCTGTCTCATCTAATCCGGACATTTCTTTTGCGATATTTAAACCAACTGAATTGACAGAGTAGTGTTCCTCTCTTCCTGTTACTGGGTTAAATCCTTTGTAGAAACTAATATCGTTTGATAAGTTTTCAGAGATTAAATTAATAGCAATGAAATCTGTAGATGATACATCGTCTTCTAGTACCCCAATGTTCACATCTTGTAACTGAAATAAGTATTTATCACCGTTTACATTTAATATTACAACCTCATATCTCTGTACTAAGTATACAGGGTCTAATTGATTTGCTACTTCTTCAGGTGTTGTTAACTCCCCAGAGTATATAATCTCTGTTATTTTTAGCACTCCTCCTTCCTCTGGTGATAACCCTTGTATTAAGAAATCCCTGATTGAGTTAAGTGTGTAGTTTTTAGTTTCACCGTTGTTGGTAATATCTGAGCCGATTAACGACTCATTACCATCTAAAACTATATCGTCAGGGTATAACCCTTTGTTTTTTATTCTCCCCATCTATGTTATTTGTAAAAAGTTATTATGTCTTTCTTAACTCCGACTAACACATCTTTGTTTGTATTAGTTCCTAAGTCTAAGCTCCATCCGTTTTTGTTTTTAAACGTTAACTCAGCTCCTACTGATGGGTGAAGTCCTATTTGTGTTTTTAAACCTCCTGATATTACAAAACTAGGTTTTAATTTAGTCGTTATTGTATTGGTTATGGTTTTCTCTTTGTATTGAATCTCCCTTTCTTTTACATTGAATGACACCACCTGTTTTAATAGATGTCCATTTACTGAGTCTTTTACAACAACTTCAACTAAACCTGTTGAATCCTTGAATATATTATTATATGTTCTGACGGTATCGGTTAAACCGATAGCAACTTCTGTTTCAGGTTTTGGTTTTTCTTTTATAAAAACTTGTTTTATCTCTGGTATTTTTACAATCTTAGTTGTGTAAATGGTGTCGGTCTTAACAGTTGTTTTACCAACTGGTGTTTTACCATCTCCACATTTAACAAGGAAGATTATAAAAAGTAATACCGCAGATAGAATCCACGGTAGTTTGTCTTTTATTTTTTGCATAATTAGTTTTTGATTTGAAAATGTAAACCGAAAATCGGTTTTTTATGTTTTACTGACCAACTAACAGAACTTACTGTTATTTTTAACTCTCTAGAGGCTTCACTCATCGAACCATATATTTCTCCTGTTTCAACACATGTAACTGCTTTACTTCTGTTGTGGTCTACTCCAAATTTACCTTTAAACAATTTTCCCACCATCTCTTTTTGAAGTTCTGATGTGGGAATTCCTTTTCTACTTTTAGACATTTTCAATTTAGATTCCTCAGTATGTACAAACCCATGTGTGGTTTCTCCTCCATTTGTTAAATTACATAGAGTACCTTTCTTCAAGTCTTGTCTCCCTACTCCTTTACCTACATAAAAAGGGTTCTCCTGTTGATAATTTAATATGCAAATAAACGTAATATTTATTTTTCATATATTAGATTTTAATATATTTAATTTTTTTACCGTTTTGTATTTCCTCTGTATATTCTCCTACGTCAATTTTAGTTTTCATTTGTTGCCAAGTTAAACCAAATGTTTTTTGAAAGTGTGGTAAGTCCCATTTTTTACCATTAGATATGAACCCGTTAGTAAATCCTGCCTCTGTGAATACTTTAGTTACTTCTAACCAATCTGCTATGTTATCCTTATCTCCGTCTCTTTTTGTATCCCAAGAAACATCTTCAAATTTACCATCTCCGTCTTTATCATACATAAGTACAATGTCGAAAGCGAAAGAAAAATTGTGAAAACTACGCCAAGCTTTAGCATCTGTGACCTTAGCTCCTTTGGTTGTTCTTCCTTGTGCATATAAAGCGTTCTGCTCTTCGGGTGAACGGTACACATAAGATAATCTTAATCTACAACCTTTTCCTAAAACATTGTTTGCTTTAATATACGTGTCTATTAATAGTTGTCTTATTTTCGGGTGTGCTTCTGAAGCTCTTAAAAGTGATAAATTATCCATTTGTTTTCTTTTGTTTTTGGTGGTTTATCTGTGCTTGTGTCATTATTCTCCTTTTATTTTTCTGAACACGTCCCAAAGAGATGTTGCAGCGTTAGTTACTTTACCCACTATGTCGAATCCTGCTCTTTTCATATTTTCAACCATTGTGCTGTATAATTCAATAGCTACACAAAACCCTATGATTAACTCAGTAACCCCAACTGACTTTGAAGATAAGTTAGAGAATTCGAATTTCTTATCGAAGAATAAATGTTCTAAAGCTAATGACCCTAATATTAAAATAATATAACCAATCGCTTTAACTACAGATTCTCTAGCTCTAGTGCTTTCAAAAGAATACCCACTTTTAGGCATTTCCCTCTCTCCTCTTTTAATCTCCATGTAGCTGGCTAACCATCCGGAAAGGAAATCAGCAATAAAAGCACCTAGTAGTATCACTAACGCTAATTGAATATTATTTAAAACTGGGAACGCAAAAGCGGAAATCAGACATGACCTTCCCGCCCAGCTACTGAAAAGCAACTTAAACTTCATATAAAATCTTTTATGTATTTTTAAAAATTGACAAAACTCTTTCATCGTGTCAAATATTATTATTATCTTTGCAAAGATAATAATTTTAACCAAACATTTAATTATGGGAGATAGTACTAAGTATTACAAGGAAAATCCAGAGGCTAGAAAGAAAAAAGCAGCTACGGATAAAAAGATTAACGCCAAACCTGAACAAATAAAAAAGAGAACAGAGGCTAACAAAAAAAGAGCAGATGCTAAAAAAGCCGGTAAAAACATAACAGGTAAAGACTATAATCATGGTACAGATAGTTTTGTTAAGTCCTCTGTTAATAGAGGGGCTAAAACCGGAACTAAAGGAGATGTTAATGCAAGAGGTGGAAAGTCTAAAAAATAATTTTGAATGTAGGAAATGCCTTATTTTAAAACCTGTCACAGAATTTATAAAAGATTCAACTAGAAGTACGGGTCATCATCCTTATTGTAAAGACTGTCAGAAAATCATAAAAGGTAAGAACAAAACATTAAACGTTAAAAGAGCTGTTAACTGGAATAAAAACAATCCTGAAAAAAAGAAAAAGAATAACTAAAAAATGGACTGTTAATAACCCAGAGATGGTTAGGATATATCGTTCAGAAAGAAGAGAAAGATGTGTAAACCAGTCTGATGGTACAGTTACTAAAACATCGTTGATGGGATTGCCTAAAGATTTTTGTGCTATATGCGGGGATAATTTAAAATGGGAAGTTAAAAACTCAGTTCATTTAGACCATATAACACCTTTAATAAAAGGAGGTTTACATTCAATATCTAATTTACAATGGACTTGTGCAAAATGTAATTTAAAAAAAGGAGGAAGATGAAGGAAACACCCCTACAAAGAAGTAAACGACAAGACGAGCGTTTAAAAGAAGTAAACAAAAGGAGATTATCTAAAAAAGATAATTTCAGTGAAGTAATTTATACCAGAGTAGGTGATGTTCAACTACCTCCGGAAACATTTCATCAAAGGGTTCAATATGATTTCCTGCAGTACATAAGAATTGCTTTTAACTGGGCTTGTACATCTCATGATATATCACGCCCTTATTTAGAGTTGTTATTGTATATTTATCCAATCGGTCTTTTCAAAAGGACAGATATTGAAATCTTTACAAGGACACTAGATATGAAATACGCTAGGGTTTTTAATAAGTTAGTAGAAGATGGTTGGGTTGTGTTATGGAGAGCTAAAAAAGGGAGACAATCTGCGTTGTACACCTTAAGTACAAAAGGTAAAATATTATGTGGGAAATTACATAAGATATGTACTGGTGAATCTCAGATACCTGAAACCTCTCACAACGCTTTAGTTTCATCAAGTAAAACGGTTGATAAATACTACATGAATGTTATCAAACAAATGAATAAAAAGAAAGAATAAAAAAAAGGAGTCCTGTTCGGGACTCCTTTTTTTGGTTATTGTTATAACATAATTAATAGTTTGTTATTTGTAAGCAGTCTACTCGTAAACTATCCGATGCGTTTAATAAAGCAGCACTAATATAAAAATATTGTGTTTGCGTTACATCGAATACCACACTACTTATTGCGGTTGCTAAAGGTACTATGTCTGTCAAGGCAGCAGTTGTAAATGAATAACCTTTTAAATTACCACCATTAACTATGAAAGTTCTTACTCCTTGTGAATACAAAGAAGTTGCACCTATTGTAATCTGACCTATTTGCCCAGTAAGTCCCATAGGCATTGTTGAACTTGTGCTCATTTTAAGACGAACTGCAACAGCATTTGCTGTACCTAACTTATTAAAAATAATATTAGGTATTTTTATAATATCATTAGCTGAAAAAGTATTAGCTGGAATTGTTATTTTTACAAGTTCTACTTCTGCTGTTGTTCC